CCCCCCCTTTTCCATTTTCGCTGCGTCCAGCCTGGAAAGCATTAACGGACGTATGAGCGGCACATCGACGAGTGACTTCGTGGACGGGGTCAGCCGTGCGTTGCACTGCTGTATTCCGGCCCATGCATACGAGGCGCTCCCGCATGACGACCAAGAGCAGTTCACGTTGTCGACCTTACCAAACGCCGACGGCTGGTTGCTGATCGGACCCCGTGAGGGCCGGAAGCGACCGGTGTACGGCCCGGCCGACGGTCTTGTACCACCCGCGAGCTGCACTATGGGACGTGATGACTGGACTCCGGGGGAGATCGAGCTTCGAGTTTCGCGGCAAGAGATCCTACCGGGCGGGCCAACAGAAGCATCCGTGCTGCCCGCCTCCCAGTATGCGGCCTATCACGCAGAGCAAGTACGCCTGGGCTTCCGGGCGGAAAAGCCTGCGGCACCGCCTTCTTCGCACGTGGCCGTCCAAGGCTACGTGCAACCGCCGACGATGAGTAGGGCGGAACTCGAAGCGCGGGTGAACGAGATTCGCCAGAACCAAGAGATCGGCGAGCCGTTCACCATGCACAAGATCAAATTCGAGGACGACCCGAACTTGTGCAACCACTCGGGCAAGCGGACTTTCGACGAGGCTTCTCATGCAGTGAAGCGTGCGGTACGCCAGCACGTGGAGGAGCATGATTCCCAGCCAATGACGCTTCGGCGTTTCTGGCATTATGGCTACTGGGAAGTACTCACGTCGTATCTGCCTGACCAAGTGCGGCGCGGTTTCGACAAAGTATGGCACGGAGACGCTTTCGTGGCGTTCGACAAGCTGTTCAGCATAGACGGCGACGCCGACCTGGAGATAACCAAGTCTGACAAGCTCCGGATCGGGACTGAGCGCCAGTTCTGGCATGGTGCGCTCATGCGCGCCTACACGCTGCACACGTCGGGCGCCTGCGCTTCGAACGTCCCCTTGCATGGCCTGGACGCCCTCGTACCGTCCGACCTAAACATGCGAGTCGACCGCTCCACCCGATTTCTCGAGCTGGCTAAGGACTACAAGATGACGACCGCCCAACAAGAGGCGTGGAACGTCAGTCCTAACAGCCACAGCACCCACCCGATCCTGGCCGCGCACCGCCACCTAGAGACGGTCGCGATCACCAAACTCATTACAGGAGCGGGCATGGTGCGACGCGATCCTGACATATCATCTGCTGCCCGCGACAAGCAGGCCTGTGGGGCCCGGAAGGTCATAACACACAAGGACCTCGGCCACCTCGGGCCGGCGGTATCGCCGGACCACGCCGCCATCAAGAAGAAGCTCAACGGCGCGGAGCCCAAGTACGTCAATACGCTCATGGATGACATCACCTACCGGACTAGCCTGCGACCCTTCGCCGGCGAGGACATCGTGGTCACGACCTCGCTGTACGACTGCTTGTCTGGTGAGACTCCTGAGTCGACATGGCGCTGCACAGGCGTCGACAAGAACGGCTACGCGCTCTTCACCGAGACCATCGGCGGGAAGCACACCTCGGGCGTTTTCGAGAACCAGTACTCCTGGGACTTCGGGAACAACGACGTCGTGCACATCCCCAATACCGCTGGCACGGGTTATGGCATTTACGACGTGGTGAAGTGCTGCAGGCGCGACATCAACCGACAGACTGTGTTCCTGTGCATGCGGAGCTGGGTCAACATGCCTTTCGAGGTTGCGGACAGGCTCAACTATGCCGCACATGGCGTGTACCTTCACGACCTGCATCAGGAGCCAGGCCCTTGCAAGAACGTACAAGTTGTCGGCCAATTCACTAAGCACCCGGTGCTGGTGATGAAGGTCGCCAAGGGCAAGAAACACTACGTCTATACGCGCTACCAACATGAGACCTCCGCCGACGGCACTGCTACCATCAAGCCGACGGTATTGCGCCACCTTGAACACCTCATGTCCAACGGGGGTAAGGCGCATGGTCTCACATCGCGAGAGATCCTCCAACGCCTGGGGCTGTTCATGAAGGACTTCCTCCCGGGCGGTACCGTGGAGGCCCCCGACTGCACGAGTCTCCTCGAGCTCTTCAAGGTGCTGGGTGTTCCCGAGAAGGAGCCCAACATCGTGTACTACGAGGCTGAGGAATTCGCGCAGGGCTTTACGGGTGCCGAGGAGCCGGAAGAGGATCGCACGGCGACCGCCGTGCAGCAGGCGCCAAGTATCGTGAATGGGACCGCGACTTACGGTGTCATCGCCTCCAATGAAGCAGCCCTGAAGAAGGGCGTGGAGGAGCATTTGGGCGATGGCAACACGAAGAAGCGGGGGCCCCATATGGCCAAGTTCGCTGAGTTCTGCCAGCGAGAGTTCATTAAGGGCCTCGAACAACACTCTGGGTGCCGCCCCGGTAGTGTTCTGATCCCACCTCGCGAGAAAGTGCTCGAGAAACGGACGCGCGCGTCACAGCGCGCGAATGAAGTCACCTGGGGAGTTGGAGAATGTCCGGGAGACACCACGGGACACGGCTTTATCAAGGGAAAAGAAGTGTCCAAGCAGAAGGGTGTCCCGCGCATGATCCAGTCGCCGCCACACGACCAGTCCATCAAGTCTGGCCAACTCGGACACGCTCTGGACCAGATCCTGAAGCCGAACGAGAACAGCCACGGCGTGGCATGGTACTGCCCGGGGCTCACACCCCGGCAGCTCGGCGAAGCCCTGGCCGCCCAACACGACTTTTCGAAGCGTATGGCCAAGGAGTTCGGGGCAGGCCCGATGCCCCAGGTAGACTACAAGTCGGCCGACGACTCCCACACGGAGGAGACGGCCACGCTCATCGCCGATATCATCCGGCATTTCTTCTCCGATGAGCACGACTCCGACCTCGGCATGTCACACAAGAAGTGGGCCCTTCAGACCTACTACGCGTGCTTCAACATGAAGGTCCAGGTCGGGGCGAAGGTCAAGAGCACGAAGTGGAAGAACGCGAGTGGCACCGGCATCACTACGCACCTCAACACTCTCGTGTTCGCCTTCCGCTCGTACATGACGATCCTCCTCGCTCTCTGCTTCAACGCCATGCAGAACGAGGACTACGAGATCCCGGGCATGCCAAACATCAACGGCGAGCCCGACGCAAAGGCGGCTGGCGAAGCCGACTGGTTCACCAAGGACATGTTCCGGGAGCAGCTCAAGAAGCTGCAGAACGAGGGCGTGCTCCACCGTGCAATCCCGCAGTATGACTCCGTAGATTGGGAGGCCTACCAAAACCGCATCCTCGTGGATGCGACGCAGCGGTCCCCCATCATGCGGCTCATCTTCGAGCTTATCGGCCTCAAGTTCGGCGACGATGGCGTCGAGTGCAGTGTACCGGGTGTCTCGGATCGTATCTGGGAGCTCGCGTGCCAGTACCTCGACGCCGCCGACGGCTTCCGGCGTACCATGCGCTTTTCGCATTTCGCCAACGGCAATCCCGACGATCCTGCAGAGGATGAGGGCGTCGAATTCCTTTCGCGTGAGTACCCACGTCTCTCCGCGACGATCGCGTCCTACTGCAAGATCGAGCGGGCTGCCGAGAAGCTGTCGATTTCCTCCAACGCTGACGACGAGAAGTACCGTAACAAGCTCTTCGGCTACAAGATCACTGACCGGCGCACGCCGATCATCGGTGCCTACATCTCCGCTATCTGGGCTCTCAAGAACTTCGGCGAGCTCCCTGCGCCGTACGACCCCGAGTCCGACACCTACCTTGTCGACCAAAAGTACATTGACAAGGTGGAGTCCCGGGACCGCGAGGTCGCCTGGAAGATGCGAGAGGGGCCTTTCCCTGTGACCGACCTCGACCTCGACTACATGTACGAGTCGGTGGCTGCTGCTTACGGCATGACATCGGGCGAGCTCCGTGCCCTCGATGACAGCCTGAGCAAGCAGAGCACATGGGAGGGGATCAAGGCACACACGCTACCGCCTGCACTGGCGATCCTGACGCCCGACGATCCGACGGGCGATCAGGTCGAGCGGCAGCTGCCCGCCGGCACGGCCATGGTCGCGGCTTTCCCCAACGAGGAGAAGCTGTACAATGCCATGCCCGACGCGGCTCGGCAGCGCTCTCGGGAGGTGCTTGCGACCCTGGTGGGCGCCCCCGAGTCTGACGACAAGGCGAACTAACTCTTGACCGATGGGTGGTGTAACTCACGCAGTCGTGAATGCGTGTGAAAACTGGTGATGGCCTGACAAGTGGCAGGCCAGATTCCTAACACCCAAATCTGCACAAGTCCTTGCCGGGACGAAATCTTCCGAGATTAAACTACACCTACAACACTCGTTAGAGACCACATTGACTACTTCCCATGGTACGCAACTCCGAAGCAGAACGGTTGCGCGACATCGTGCGCGCTAAGGACCCGATGCGTAGTCTCTGTCAGGAGCGGCTGATTACGCCAGAGGCGTGTGACTGGGTCAAGTTCGCCCTTGATCCGTTCCACGACCAAGAGCTGGACAATCTCCGCGGCTATCCCGACGTGGCTACGGAGCCTACCGTGGTCGTTAAGATCCGTCAGGCCAAGACCGTGTCGGCGCCCCCGGGCCTCCCCGAGGGCGCGACGTGGGATTGCCACATGGTTCTGTCGCCCATTGACTACGCCCCACGTAGCGAGAACTACGGCGTCCGTGTTATCCCCATGGGAGAGCAGACCGACCAGACCGGCAGCGCCTACTCTGCCGCTGGTCTGGTTACGAACGCCCTCGCTTCCGACGGCTACACCAATGAGATCGGTCGTATCGACGGGCTCGCCATCAACAGCGTGCCTAGCGACGCGGCCGACGGCGGCAACTACACTTTTACTCCCGGCCATATGCCGAAGACCGCCCACAGTGGCTACCAAGTCCAAAACATCAACCTTGACAACTACCTTGACTTCGAGGACACTGACCTTGGCGTATACCGCATCGTGTACAGTGGCTTCGAAGTGGTGAACACCACCGCACAGATCAAGAAACAGGGTGCAGTCACTGTTTATGAGTATGGCAACAGCTACGAGATGGGCGTCTCGCATCCACAGCAGTACGACACAGCCTACTCGCCGACCGGGTACTACAACGCTACGAACTACTTCCGCTGCCCCCCCAACACCATCGCCGAGGCAAAGATTATGCCCGGTTCGCATTCTTGGGCAGCGCAGGACGGATGTTACAATACTGCAAAGTTTCAAACCGAAAATCCATTCCAGGCCCTCACTGCCAGGCCCTGGGTGGTGTGCCAGAACGAGCCACGCGCCGGCACCGACGCAGGGTACTTTGCTGCCATTCCGTCGGGCGCACCGCAGGTCTCGAACTCCGCCGGCAGCATCGCATCCACCATTTGGCTCGCCAAGCAGAAGAACAGTGCTGTGGCCGAGCCTCAGACTGGGTGCCCAGGTCCCGCCCACTTTTCGCGTATGAACACGACAGGTGCGTACTTCACCGGTCTTTCTGCTGAGACCACGTTGTTCGTCACCTGGCGGGTGGGCATCGAGCGGCTTCCCGCGGCGAACAAACCAGCCTTCCTGGCACTTTCTCAACCAAGCGCGACCTTCGACCCCAACGCTTTGATCTTGTACAACATGGTCGCGAATGTCCTCCCGCCCGGGTGCCCCCAAGGGTACAACGATGCTGGGAAGTGGTTCAGCTGGATCGCTAACGCGGCCAAGAACTCCATCCCCACCGTGTACCCCATCGTGCGCACGGCCGCGATGGTGGCTTCGGCCACAGGCAACCCGATGACAGCGCAAGCTTTGTCTGGCCTCGCCAGCAAGATGAAGCCTATCGCTGAGGCTCAAGCAGCCAGACGTCTCCAGGCAGCCGTTCGCAACAAACAGCCCAAGAAGAAAATCGCTGTGCAGAACTGGTCCAAAGGGAAAGGTGCCCCTGGAGGCACCAATGGTCTGCGCTGAGCATTCGCGTAGGGTCGGCTATGTCCGACCCTTGGACGTTACCGACACACGGCAATGTGTCGGTCCTGACGCATCAGGTAAGTTCAATGCAAGAGAGAGTCATCTCTCTACTCTGGGATTTATAGAGTGTCACGTTCACTCTGTATGCCTCCTTAATGGAGTTCCCGGGGG